TAATCGGTGTTTCGCTTGGGAAATATTCGATTGGTCAGTAATCTCTAGTTTCTCGGCTAACGTTTTGGAATCTATTGTTAATTCAATAGGTTCTTTTTGTTCCTTTAGATAATTGATTAGCTCTCTATTGAGCTCTAAACACTTACTGGTGATATGCTCGTGCAAATCAATTAATCTAATCAAAAACTCTTCTCTGTCTTTGTCCATTCCCCCACCTCCTTTCTGTGGTATAATTTAAATAAAAATGTGAGGTTGAAATGAATTTTTTTAATTTTTTATTGTGTGTTTTTAAGTTTACAAGTGAATATCTAATAAAAAATTGGATAGCTTTAATAGCTCTGTTTCTATCTTATTCAAACTACCGAAGAAATAACTTACAAGTCGAGTTAATTGCTGCTCCTGTTTCAGATTGGATTTTGAGCGTTATTTTAGACAACGGTGAAAGCATATATAATCCAAATGGTACATTAAGAGCTAACATTAAAATCATCAATCCTTCTAATGTTGATGTAAGCTACTTCGACTTGATTGTTTTTGATAAAAACAGAAAATATCAGCATTATTACCAAAAGCAAAATAATATAATTAACGATTTAACAGGTAGAGAGGCTATAGCCGCAGTACAGCCTGATGGCAATACAATCCTTATCGAGGTTCCAGAGGCAGATTGTGGAGTATTAAAAGCCCACAGTATGACAAGGATGGATTTAATCATACAAACATCTGAAATCACAGATAGACTCTTTGTTGCTTTTAAAGTAGCTAAAAAGAAAAAACTATTTAAAGCTAATAAAGCAGGATATGTTAATTCACCTTATCAATCATTTTCTGCGTCATTCCCTGTGGAATTATCAAAAAAACCGCACTACGAGGATATCCTAAAAGATTTGCATGAGTGAGAGCAGATTTTCTTGTGTGAAATATCTTGGAAGAACCTAGTACACCGTATTTAATTTTTTCCATGCCTTCCCTCCTTTCCACTCCTTTTGGGAGTTTTTATTTTGTAATAAACCAAGCGATCAGCCAAGTGATACCACCTAGCACTAACAGTGCTGGCAATACGCCACCTTCAAATTCAATACTTGTTTTTTCTTTGCCATTACGACTAGTAAACGTGTGTTCTAGATCGCCAAACATTAGTTTTTTCCAATTCATTTTGTACCTCCTAAAAATGTTATAATCAACTTATCCTAGCAGAAAGGAGGATAAGCTAATGAAAATTTCTAATTCAAAAGATTTAGCTCTCGCTATTGTCGCTTCTTCTAGCCCTACTTTGTCTATCGAAGATAAAATCAAACTTTACGAAGACTCTATGGAAGCTATTAAGAAACATAATTTACCTTTTATTGAAGCCGAAAAGGAATCAGCTAAGATGTCTAGAGATGCTCTCACCAAGGTATTCGGAAGGTAATACACCTTCGTCGTAAAGATATCTACCAATCTCAAAGTATCCTTTAGCAAGCTCACACCTTGCTAGAGGGTTTTTTATTTCCATGTAATCTTCTTGAATATTACGTAGCATAATTCCAAGTACTGCATGAAAATTATAAATGTTATTTTCTTCCATCTGCTCTCCTTTCATTCTTGCAGAGATACAGCCAATGTGCTAAACTAAACTTACCCCATTAGGGGTGGGGGAATTTCACCCCCTATCCGATTACCATGTAATCAGATATTTGATTTTGAGCTTAAACCAAAGAATATTGATTTCGACTTCTAGTTCTTTGTGTTTAGGCTTTTTGTTTAGCCTAGATTTCATTAGCTGTACCTCCTTTCGTTTTGCTTAATTACTTAAGCTTGATTATAGTCTAACATGTTAGACATATGGTTGTCAAGTATGTTGGACAAAAAACTTGAAAAAAATTTTTTTGTACTGTATAATATGTTTAAAATGTTAGACATTATATTGAAAGGAATTCGATATGCATCTAGGAAAATATATAAAAAAGTATCGAGATACCAATAATCTGAGCATGGCTGAATTCGCTAAAGAATCAGGCATCAGCAAAGCTTACGTTTCTATTCTTGAAAAAAACAGAGATCCTCGTAACGGAAAAGAAATCATCCCATCTATTCCGATTATAAAGAAAGTTTCTGACACAATTGGCATCTCTTTTGATGATTTATTAAATTCGCTAGACGAAAATCAGATAGTCGCGTTAAATGAAACGAAAACTGAAAAAAATCTAACTTCCTCTACCCTACAAAAAATCACTTCTACTTCTTCTCAATTAGAACAACCTAGACAAGAAAAAGTCCTTAGCTTCGCTAACGAACAATTAGAAGAACAAAATAATGTTATTTCTATGTTCGATAGAAAAGTTGAGGAGACAGAAAATTATATCACTGACTACGTTGAGGGGTTAGTTGCTGCTGGTCTGGGGGCATACCAAGAAGACAATTTACATATGGAAGTTAAACTACGGGCTGATGATGTCCCCGATAAGTATGATACTATTGCGAAAGTAGCTGGTAATTCAATGGAACCACTTATTCAAGACAACGATTTACTGTTCATCAAGGTATCTAGTCAAGTCGATATGAATGATATAGGGATATTCCAAGTCAATGGAAAAAACTTTGTAAAAAAACTCAAACGTGATTATGACGGCGCTTGGTACTTGCAAAGTTTAAATAAAAGCTATGAGGAAATCTATCTTTCAGAGAACGACAACATCCGCACGATAGGAGAAGTCGTAGATATTTATAGGGAGAGTTAATATGCTGGAAAAAGTTGAACGCTTAATCTCGGAAATTAATAGAATACACCTTGTTTATTCGCAAGATTATTTTGAAACTGGGAAAGTTGAAAAGATTAATCTAAAACATACCTTTTCAAAAGTACCTGTTCAAGCGATTTTAGATTACCGCTTGAATTTACACGAATCTATCAATGATTACTTGATGAAAGCTGATGTTAAGGATATTCCTTATGTCTATCGCGTAAAAACATCGGAAAGTATCTTAGACAAAATTGAACGTTTTTCCAAAAGACAAGATGGTTATCCTGTGAATTCTATTCTCAATGACATTTTTGGCGCTCGTATCATTTTATCTTCTGAGGATATTTCACAAGTGATGGAACAACTTGATGAATGGAAAGATAAGTTTGACTTAAAAAACTGGTATTTACGAGATAAAGATAATTACACAGGAATACACGTTTATTTCAAGAATAAGAGCAATCACTACTATCCTTGGGAGTTGCAAATTTGGGATGAGAAAGATGTTGATCAGAACATTGAAAGCCATAAATTATTTAAACGTCATTTTGTATAACGTGCCATTTTACCCCAGTCGAAACGTAAATAGGAAAATTAATAACTATGTGTAATATCTGAACCACGTTAGACGACGTTAAAGACTTTAACGTTTACAGATTTATGAAAGTTTACAAATTAAAAACAATAGCGAACGAAGCTATGGTTGTCAATGAGTTTAGGAGAAAATATGGAAAATGAAGTTTTACATGCAACTCACGAGGGTAAATTAGTCTTAGATAATACAACTATTGATGTAGCAGTTTTAAATAACGGTCAGCGAATCATCACCCAAGCTGGTGTTTTTAAAGCATTGGACAGACCTAGTAGAGGCAATACCCGTGTGATCGGAATACCTACTTTTATGGATGCAAAAAACCTTCAACCATTGATATCAAAGGATTTAAGGGGTGTGATCAACAAAATTGAATATAGGGATTTAAATGGTAGGATTCAATTAGGTTTTGATGCTAACATTTTACCGCTAGTATCAGATTTATATTTAAAAGCTAGAGAAATTGGAGCTATCAAATCAGAAGCTCAGATGAGAACTGCACAAAAAGCGGAAATGTTAGTTCGCTCACTTGCGAAAGTTGGTGTTACTGCTTTAGTAGATGAAGCTACTGGTTATCAATATGAGAGAGAACGTTTTGAGCTTCAAAAAATATTTAAAGCATATATTAGTGAAGAATTACTAAAATGGCAAAAGATGTTTCCAGATGATTTTTATATGGAAATTTTTAGATTGAACGGGTGGAGCTACGATGTTCAATCAATTAAAAGGCGTCCAGGTGTTGTTGGTAAATGGACAAACGAATTGATTTATAAAAGACTGCCTGATGGAGTGTTAGAAGAATTAAAAAGAAGAACTCCAAAAACAAAGAAAGGTCAATATAAAGCTAGATTTTTCCAAACTTTAACACCAGATATAGGACATCCTGATTTAAACGCTCAAATTTATAAAGTTCTTGGGATTATGAGAATTTCATCTAACTGGAAAGATTTCAAAGAGAAATTTAATGTTATGACATCTAGAGAAGACGGTATAATTGAATTAGATTTAGAATTTGATGAAGACAAATAAAAAAAGCCCCACGCTCAAATTTTGGCCAAGGAGAGCGTGAGGCAAATTCTAGTATAGTAAAAACCTGCTTTTTGGGAGGGGTTTTTACCATACCTATTTTAACAGAAAATGAGGTATAAAACAATGTGGATAGAGGAGCTAGCCAACGGGAAATTTAAATATATCGAAAGATATACTGACCCTCTAACAAATAAGTACAAAAAAGTATCTGTGACACTAGATAAAAATTCTAGTCAAGCTCAGAAAAAAGCTGGTTTAATATTGCAGGAAAAGATTGAAGATAGGCTCGCTATCAGAAATCACTCAGAAATGACTTACGGAGAACTTAAAAAGGAATATCTAAAGCAATGGATACCGACCGTCAAAGACTCCACAAAACGTGGTTATTTAGTATCTGACAGTCATATAGCAACCGTGTTACCAGATGATACAATTATCAACAAGTTGACTAAACGTGATATTAGACTAATCATTGATAAACTATTAAAACACAATTCGTATCATGTTACGCATAAATGTAGAAAGAGATTGCATGCCATATTTTCTTATGCGATACAAATGGACTATATGACAAGTAATCCGACGGAGAACGTCTTAGTTCCCAAACCAAAGGATGATTACAAGCCTGAAAAGGTGCTTTATTTAACATCTAACGAGGTTTACGACCTGTGCAATAGAATGATAGACAATGACGAACAAACGCTCGCAGACATCGTTTTATTCATGTTTTTGACGGGTGTACGGTATGGAGAATTAGCTTGTCTGACTTACGACAAAATAGATTTTGAAAATAAAGAAATTCTGATTAATGCAACTTACGATTTTAACACACGAGAAATTACTACGACCAAGACCAAAAAATCAACACGCAAAATATCTGTATCAGATAATATTTTAGATATCGTCAATAGACAGAAAAAGACAAGTTCATTCGTCTTTCCAAATTCGAACGGTGTACCGATTTTAAACGCGTACATCAATAAGCGATTGAAAATTTACGGAGATTATCACACGCACTTATTTAGACACTCGCATATATCATTTTTAGCAGAAAAAGGGATACCGCTAAATGCGATAATGGATAGAGTTGGTCACAGCGATCCAAAAACAACATTATCTATTTACAGTCACACAACTGTAAATATGAAAGAAATTATAAATAAACAAACTGCCCCTTTTGTGCCCTTTTTAAAACCGGAATAAAACAAAAAGCCTTTAATACAAAGGCTTTTGACGTTATTTACATGTCCCCTGCCGGAATCGAACCAGCAATTACTCCTTAGGAGGGAGTTGTTATATCCATTGAACTAAGGGGACCTAGTAAAAAAACTGCCCACAGGCAGATTTTTTACGTCTTGGTTGTCCAGTTTTAAAACATAGTTACTATCCTCAAACAACCAAGCATTTTTAAAATCTGATCATCAAAA